GGTTAGGGGCTTGGGGGACATTAGGGGCATTAGGCATACTGTGACATAAATGTCACACATTGTTACATTGTAACAAACTGTAACATTTCGTTACCTGAGGACGATTGCTTAATATTTGAGCACCCTTTGGCTCTTTTAAAGAAAAACACGGACTGTTGCACAATTACCACACATAGCGAAAGGACCTCAGGTTACCCCAAGGTCCAATCACGTCACCCATGTCCCTTCCCGTTACACCATGTCGCTGATCGCATCCAAGATGTACGCCGCGCCGAACGCGAACCACACCGGGAACGTCATGATGACAGTAGCAAGCATAAGGTCAAACATTGTTTCTCTCCGTTTCTTTATGATCCCAAGTTAACCCAACGCTCCACACTTGTCAACTGTTAAAGCGAGCGAAGCTTGCGCTTCTTTATTCGATGATAAACGCAAGATACATTCCGCCCCACAAGCTCCCCATGAAAACCGTCAGCTTGGTTAGCTGGAGCGTGAGGTCGCATAGCTCTCTAAGCATCCTCATGATTACCCCCTGATCCAATAGGTGCTGCCGTTAAACGTGACGTCGAAATAGTCAACCTTAAGATCACGCGCCGCCTGCTCATAGTCCATCTTAAGGCACGTCATGGGCCAAGCGGAACTTGCGAGGGCTTTCGATACCTCAGGGTAGCAATCGTCAATCAGTTGTTCGGTGTACTCGATGAAATAGCTGTCGTGGATCAGTTGCTCACCATAGGTCCAATCGGGTGAGCTTTCGGCCTCAGTGGCAAGGGCTCTTAGTGCATCGAGTTCTGCACCTTGTTCCTTGTCGAAAGCTTGCATATCGCCCTCAGTTATCGCGCCGTTAGACAAGCGCTCCACAAGGTCAGCTTGTTCTGCTTCAAGCTCCTCAATGCGCTCAATGATCTCACGACTATCAATCTGATCTTCCGTTCCGTCGAATTTCCAGTCAGTCATTGTGTCCTCCATTTGTTACCGTAAGAAACACAATGCCCCCTAATTCCACACTTGTCAACTGTCGTTTTATGCGCTACTGTCTTTTTATCGGCAGCAATCACGCTGCTGATTTTCGGAGAACGTAGCGATGACAATAGAGCGCACGATACAGGGAACGTGGAGAATATCAGCGATCCACGACGGTCACCTCGTTACCCGCGTGTACGTGGGTTACACAAAGCGGCAAGCGATCATTAGCTTTATGGGAGAGGTTCGCTAACATGAAAACCAAAGACCTGAAGGCATACCTGAGAAACGGCCCGTACGCTTGGCCCGGGGGTTATCCCATGTACTTTATAACTAGCGATGGCGCGGCGCTGTCGTTTAGTTCCGTACGCGGAAACTTTTGTTCTGTGTTGTCATCCATGCGGCACAAGGTCAACGATGGTTGGCGCGTGGTTGGCGTGGATATCAACTGGGAAGATTGCGAGCTTTTTTGTGACCACAGTGGCGAGCTTATCCCTAGCGCTTATGGTGAGGATTGAACAATGGCTATGCACCAGTTCACAGATGAAACCGGGGCCGCGTTTGGTTCCTTTGAAATCTTTTGGATTGAGGACCACGAACCCGATCTAACAGGCTGGCATTGGGCCGCGTGTTTCCCGGGATGCTTGCCGGACAGTGAGCCTATCGGGCCTTTCGCTACTTACGAGCTTGCGCTTGACGATGCGCTGCGTCTTTAACCCGTCACAACACTCCACATAACTGGACATTCGCTCATGTTGAAACCCCTCGCAAAGACACCGGATTATCTTGTAGAAATCGGGAGAGCCCCCGGACATGGCTACATGCTCACGATTGCCCGAAAGACAGATGGGCATTGTGTTGCGCTCTTTGGTCCTAAGATTGGCAAAATGTGGCGGGAGGATTGCGAGAGGTACGGCATAGATCGTGCCCTGAGGACTTATCTTCAGATGGCTATAGCTGGCGGGTGGCAACCTTTATACAAGCCTTCAGCTATCCAGCGCATGCTGGAGGTTACCGAATGATCCTTAAGCTAACCCTCGCTACACTTAAGACAGCCCTCGTTCTGGGGGCTGTCGTGTTGCTCGATGACATAATCCACGACAAGCTACCGTTACACCTTGCAACGTTTCTACCTGCTTGGGTATGGCTGTTACCGACTGAAAGGATCGTAGGATGACAAAACGAGTTAATCGTTATACCCGTGCCCCTCAGGAGGGCCGAGTGATCTATTGCCCCAAGTGTGGCAATGGTGATCGCGTGTATCACTTCTCATGGGTAGCGCATACGTGCCAATCGTGTTGGCAAATGATAGACAAAGGCGACAACTACTTAGAACCCCCGGACAAGCGAAAGCTGCCGCAGCCCTTGCCGCCTGTGTTCATACCAGACGCCGATGACTATTGGATGCTATATAATGGTGACGAAAGCTACTCAGGTATAGCCGTGGAACTCGTTGGGAAACCGGGAAGCGCGGGGCCTTGTGTAGTACACGACAACGGAAAGACGCTTAAGGCCCCCTATATCGCGGCGGCAAAAACAATGGCAATGGAGATACTGAAGGCGCGTAACAGTTTGCCCTAGATTCTTTCGGCATTCATGTGGCATTCAGTAGGCATTCATAGCGGGCTTTGCCTGCGATCTGCTTGGCATTCAGCGAGCGTTTAGTGGGCATTCAGTGGGCATTCGCTTTGCATTCACGCGGCATTCACGCTGCCGTGGGGTAGCGCTGCTTCCCATTCATCTGCAATCCGATCCATGTGCATCGCCACGAGGCTTACGATTGCCCCATATACCGCTGGGTCCATGTGACCACTGCGACTGATCAGGTCGATATCCATGAGCAGATTGGCGAGCATTCGTATGTCATTTTGCCAGCATTCAGAGGCGATTTGGTCGTCATTTATGCGGCATTCAGAAATCATTTGGACCAAACTCCTTGTTAGGATTTGTTACCGTAGTTCTTCTTTTGTTCCATTGCAAGCCCGAAAAACACCGATCCTCGTTGGAAACATTTGTTCCTCCAAGGATCGGCATTCAGAAATCATTCGCTCAGCGAGCCACAGGCTTGCGCCCTATTCGCAGGTTTTCTTTCCGGTCTCAGGGTCGATGTAGCACGCCGCCCCTTCGCCCTCCTCCGGTGCCGTGACATTCAAGATGCCCATTCGCTTACCAGCCGCCCTAAAGGTCGTGCAGCCCTTAGCGCCCATCTTGTAGGCCCTCAGGTAGATGTCCTTGAACTCCTCAAAGCCCACGTCATCACCGACATTGCACGTCTTCGACACTGCGCTATCCATCCATCGAGAGGCCACCGCAAGGACATTCAGGTGGTCATCGATGGAACATTTGTCCGCCGTTCTCCCACGTACCCCCAGCACCCTCAGGCCGTAGTCGCTCACATGCTCAACCCTAGGCCCTTCCGGTGTCTGAATGGTCCTGTCGAACCCATAGCTGAACACGGGCTCAATGCCGCTGCTGATGTTATCGGCGGTAAGGCTGATGGTGCCCGTGGGTGCGATAGATGTCAGGTGGGAGTTGCGTAGCCCGTGTTTCTTGATGATCTCAACGACACCGGGGTCCAGACGCTCCACGAAGTTCCCCGCGAGGTACTGTGATTCGTCGTACAGCGGGAAGCTGCCCTTTTCACCCGCAAGCTTTGCGCTCGTGAGGTAACAGGCGTTCGTAAAGTCGCTCAGGATAGCTTCAAGCACATCACAGAACTCGGCGGAACCATACGGATACCCAAGTGCTTCGATAGCGTTAGCGACCCCCGTAACCCCGAGACCCATGCGGCGCTTGGCGTTCGCTTCGTCAAACTGTGCTTCGAGGGGGTAAAGCGCACGGTCCACGATGTTATCCATAGCCCTTACGACCACAGGTATGTCCGCGAGGAACTGGTCCCAATTGAACACAAAGTCGTTACCGTTGAGGCTAAGGTACTTCACGAGATTGAAGCTGCCAAGGAGACATGCGCCATTCGGGGGGAGGGGTTGTTCGGCACACGGGTTAGTGGCTGCGATATCTTCGCAATACCAAAGGTTGTTATAGGTATTGATCGTGTCGATGAACAGAACCCCCGGCTCTGCCCAATCCCAAGTGGACCGCATGATCTGGTCCCAAAGGGCCTTGGCCCGGATCGACCGATACTTGCGGCCACCCCAAGTCAGGTCAAAGAGCGTGTCGTTTGCCACGGCTTCCATGAACTCATCGGTGATGCCCACCGACACATTGAAGTTCGTTAGGTTCGTGGTGTTCTGCTTCGCTCTGATGTACTCCTCGATATCAGGGTGATCCACCCGAAGCACCCCCATCTGTGCGCCCCTACGGTGGCCCGCAGACGCCACAGTGCCACACACGGCATCGAAGATACGCATGAAGCTCACGGGGCCACTAGCGGAGCTTCCTGTCTTGCTGATGATGTCGCCCTTGGGCCGCAGGGTCGAGAAGTCGTACCCAATGCCACCCCCGAGACGCATGGTCTCTGCGGCATACTTGGCGGTATCCATGATCCCGTTCATGCTGTCGGGGATCGTGGGGCTTACAAAGCAATTGTAAGGCGTGACCTGACGGGCAGCACCCATAGCAGCCTGTACACGCCCCGCAGGCAGGAAACGCATGTCCAACAGGATGTCACGGAAGGCATGGAAGTGTTCGTCCGAGTCCTTGAGGGCATCCGCGATGCGGGTCATGGCCTCTCGGAAGCTTTCGCCCTCTTGGCGGTACTTCATGGTGTGGATTTCGTCGGAAATCGGAAGGGTAGGTCCCATGTTATTTTTCTTTTCCTTATTCAAATTAAGCAACCTTTCGCCAACAGAGACCTTTGTGGACAGTTTGTCTCCCATTTATGCAGGCTGATATTTTCGTGTGGCTGTACCCGTCCCTCTCAGCGTCCATTAATGATCCGTAACGTCGCACAACGGTATCATTGTAGCCCTCAACCGACTTGCATCTTGGGTGGGAACCCCCGGTTTTTCCAAGAAGCGGTGGTGTCCTAAGGCCAGTGCGGTATGCGTGCTTTTGATTCTCTGAGGGGGTCACCCACTCTAAATTTGACGGGTCATTATTATCCTTATTACCGTCTATATGATTGACCTGAACACGAATGTTTGGCTCTGGATTAGGCACACTTTCCAGAGCAATTAAACGGTGCAGAAGTTTAGGCTTACCTTGCCGGATAGTGTACCAATATCCATCTCGTTGTTTCTTCCACGTTCGGTTTGTCATCAAAGTTGAGACTCGCCATTCAAATGGTTGATGCGCGCCTCACAGTATCTGATCGCCTTCTTGAGATCGGTAATCTCACTCTCGACAGGCGTCATCCCATCATAAGTTTTATGCCCTGCACGGCTCGCGTACTTGATTACAGAACCACGCCAAAATTCCATTCGGTTTCGGAGAATGTAGTTCAGCGGCTCGATCAAGTAGTGAGTGTAGTGCCCCGGCGTCTTCACGAGGTCTTCCTTTGGCTTCTGTAAATCATCAAAAGCCTTCGCAAACTCATCGCGTTCATCAACTGTCATGTAAGTGTCGAAGGGTTCCATAAGTTCACCGTCTGTGTGTCTTCGTTGTAATCGCCATGCCTCAGGATGCGTGCGAGCCTCGCGCTCAGCAGTGCGTCCTCTTCCGTCATCTTGACGCGCCTGTAGGCATTCACGACATGCGGCCAGTTCTCTCGCAGTGTCTTTCCGGTCAGGAGCTTCTCTGCGGTCTTCGGCCCGACACCCGTGACACCTTTGTATCCATCGGTGGCATCCCCGGTGAGCGTCTGGATCATCCAGAAACGATCCGCCATCTCAGGTGTGATCGTTGTCAACTGTCCCCCTTTGTAGAGGTTACACGCAAGCGTCTGCATGTCCTTGTCTTCGCTAACGACGATCCCTTTGAAGTCGGGATGTGTCGCAAGTAGACCTATGGTGTCGTCAGCTTCTAGGGTGGGCTTAATGACGGGCTTAAGGTTCTCGACGGACCAGTTGAACAGGTTGCCGAAGACCACAGGTTTCCGTGTGCCCTTACGGCCTGCCTTGTAGGTGTCGGTCAATGACTTGCGAAAGTTGCTACGGTCACTCAGGCACAAGGTAATCGATGTGCCACCCAGCGATGTCGTGATGGAAGCGATAGACTGCTCTACAAGGTTGATAGCTTCCGTTAGGTTCCCGTGGAGGACCCAAAGGCCGTCTCCCCAGTCAACTTCAGTCTCGCAGGCACTTGCGGCGCGGTAGAGCAGTATGTCACCGTCGATCAATAGGTGTGTCATTGTGTGGCCTCTCGTTACGTACCGGGGCCATAGAGACCGCCGAAAGGGTCATAGCCCTTGATGTCATTACTGTTGCTCTGGGGCGGCGGGCGGACGTCGGTTTCCTGATCGGGAACATTTGGCTCACTAGCGGTGTCGTTAGTGGGCGAATTGTCCTTAGCGGGAACATTTTGATTAGTTCCGCCATCATTAGTCTTTGGGGCGTCTACGCTCCGCTTCTTACCGTCCGTACCTTTGCGGCTGGGGCTGTTCATAGAGAACCCGCCGTTACCTGATGAGTTACAGTCCTTACCGACCGCATTATGCTTTGCCTTCCAGCACTCAGGTTTGGTGTTGCTGTTGCAAGCGGTGAGCGTCCCTGTGAGTAGCAGGGCTGTCGTAAGTATAAGTATGTTACGTTTCATGTGCGTTCCCCCTTGATGACATTACGTACAGAATTTTGGTCACAAGCCGCCCTTATGACCAATCAAATGGACAAAGCGGTTCATCGCTCATGTGCGTTCCTCTGCGAGTGCTGCGCGGGCGATGTCCATTACCGCTATCAATTTTTCATTGAGCGAAATGGCGTGTTCAAACGCATTGTCCGGGTTAATGGTGTTGCGGCCCGTGTACCGCGCGTGGTCAATCTCCCGCAGTGCCGCCCGCAGCCGTTCGTTGTCTGCCCACACGTGAGTGTTCGCCTCTGACAACCGTTCGATTTCGGCGTAGCAGTCCTTTAGATCGTTCATCACGCGCCTCCTGCGTCAGGGGTAAGTGAACCCCAATGTTGCCGATAAAGTGCATCCCCGGCCATGCATTGAGGGCGGCTGCGATTGCGGTGCCCATGTCTTGTTCTTGTGTCGTATAACAATCACTGGATGCATAGTTGTAAGCCGATACAGCCGCCTCCAGCGCAGCGGGTGGGATTGTGATGTCAGTCATTGCTACCCCCGATCAACACAGCCCAACTCTTCGGGAACAACCGTTCCATATGTTTCCCAAGCATCTTTGCGATCTCCTGAGTTTCACGCTGGGTATGCGGGTCGAGCCTAAGGTTACAAACGCGAGCAAACGCTGCGAGAGAACCCGTCCAGTACCATTCGGTGTACATGGACTGCGGGAGGACCATGCGGGCTTGCTCGGGGCATACGCCTTGATCGAGGAGCCCCTGATAGTTACCCAAGGCTCGCCCTACGATACCTGCGTACCCACCGTTGAGATGATCCTTACCTTCGAGCGCATCGCCACTACCCTGCTTTACGTTCTCAGCCCGCCTTCTCCACTCTCGCGGCTCGTAGAACTCAGGTTCACTATCGACATACCTCCGAGACACTTCGTTCCACACAAGGCCCACTTGATGCTTCCCAAGCTGCCTCGCGACAAACAGAGGTGCCTTGATGCGGAAGGTCGCCGCACAGTGGGCGAAAGGTGTCCAGTGATTGTGCTTCGCGAGGTACTCAAGAAGCTTGGCGTCTCGGGGTTCCAAATGCCACCCAAAGGCGTCCTCACGATAGCTTGTGGTCTTATCGAAACTTACGCGGGCAGCATTCACGACAGTCAGATCGCTACCCATGTGATCAATGAGATCAACTTGCATAGATGGGAGCCCCTTCGGGCCTCAGGTAGTAGTTGATGTCGCGGATGTTCTGGGGGTGACCATAGACACCTGCGGTCCATTGGCTCGACAGCAGACCACAAGCCTTCGGGAGGTGGACGTTGATACCCAACCCTTCGGCCTTGCCGATGAGATACGCTACATTGGGCCGCTGGTAGGTGTACTCGTCGCTACCATCCATGTTGATCCCGTAGAGCGAGATGTCACTCACGAAGTCGTTGTCCCACTTGGCGAGCGCCATAGCCAAGATGTACCCAATGCTACTCTCGATGAACGGTTCGGGACGCCTGCGAACGACACCTAGATTCGCGAGGTCATTAGCTGTCACGGTGTTGTGGTACTGACCAAGGCTCATAGGCCACTCGTACATCGTGTAGAGGGGCATCTCGGACGCAATGGCCTTGAGACGTTCGACGTGGCCGTTACCGCCATGCTCCCACACGATCTCAGGGCTGTGAGCTTCGAACGCCTTCGTGGCGAACAGTCGGGTCTTGGCGTGGTGTGCCATGCCCCACACTTCGTCATCGGCGTGGACGGACGGATCGAACGACTCCAAGGTCTCGGGGTGTGTTCCGAGAATAACAATGTGGCTACTCTTTAGAAGCTTCATCGCGGGGCTCTCCGTAAACTGCGGTTAACTCGGTGTACCCCCCGAGACGGGTGTGACGATTGAACACTTGGGGGACCGTGCGAATACCTAGGGCATCCATGAACAGTCGCAGCCCCTCGTGCTTGGTGACATCGAGTTCGACGTACTGGAACTGAAGCTCCTCAAGGAGACGCTTGGCCTTGTCGCACCAGAGGCACTCAGGGGCCGTAAGGACAACCATCGTCATCGGTCGTCTCCAGAGCCGTGGATCATGTCCTTGGCCTTGCGTCGCTGGAGTTTCGCGAGGTTGTACTTGGCGACATCCTCAAGGGTCATCCCAAGGACATCAGCGAGCATCGCGGCGTACCACAGGACATCCCCAAGCTCGCCCTTCAGACGCTCATAGGTGAACGGGGAGAACCCAAGGCCGTCCTCCATGTCCATGTAGTCCTGATCGCCACGGTAGATGCGCTTAAAGATACCCGCGATCTCGCCTGCTTCCTCAAGTAACCCAAAGGACATATGTTCCGGGTTGGTGCTGATGGCTGTCTTGCGAGCGTCAGTCTGATAGTCGTTTAGGTTCATGCCTTGATATCCTTGATGCTCTTGATCCAAGACGCAGGGATCGCTAAGCGGCGGTTGGTATGGACGATACCTTCCGCAGCGGTCGAGACGTCGGCTCCTAGAACGACCTCTGTGTCGCCTTTTGCCAAGAGCCACCCCACGCTTGACACTTGTTCGATCTTCGCGTCCGACTGTCCTTCGTCCCATCCGATACTCACCGCTGCATCATGCCACTCTACGATCACTAGGCGACTAGAGGGGGAGGAGCGGTTGTCGGCGGTCTTCGTCGTCGTGGTCTTCGGTTGTTTTGATGCCATAATGCTTCTCAAGAGCGTTGAGTCCTTTTGCGGTGACTTGCCATTGGCGTCCGTAAACTTGGGACATAATGCGTGTACTAATGAGTCCCATAGACGCCGCCATAGCGATGTAGTCGGCGTTCTCACGGGCGAAGTCTGACTTGGTGGTAACTTGACAGGTCCATATGGTGTGCAGGACCTGCTTGAGGTTGCTGTCAATGCGTTTCGGCCCAATTGCTTCCAACTTTGTACTCGGCGGCAAGGGGGCACTTGAACTGGAAGCGGTGTCCAGTTTCTTCGGCCACTCTGAGGCAGGTTTGGCCGACAGTTTCTTCGTGACCGTCTTTGACGGCGATCTGGACTTCATCGTGAATCCATCCCAGAAATACGTACTCTCCGTTCCATCCGTGTCGTAGTCCTTGTTCCTTGAGAGCGTTGTCTATACCGACGATCCACGCCTTACAGAGCGTTGCCCCACAATTTTGAAGTAAAAGATTTAAGCTGCTATGCTCTGACCTAACGGGCAAATGACGACCATCGAGCCCCTTTAGGTAGCCCTTGGATGCCGCTTGTCCGACTTGCTTCTTGAGGTTGGCTATGGCGGGTGTCGCCCCTAGGAACCTCTCGCGAAGCTCCCGGCCTTCGTTACGGCCCTTGCCAATGATCTTTCCGATCTTTTCGTCACCCGCGCCATACAGGAAGGCGTAGATGAATGTCTTCGCGTTGTTGCGCGTAGGTAACCCAGCGGCCTTCTGGTTGGCCGTGTGTACATCACCCTCTACGACTTCTCGGGCGTAGGCCCCTCCGTCGAAGTGGTGCATGTAGTGGGCGAGACATCGAAGCTCAAGTCCACTGTAATCTGCGCCAACAGCTTTCCATCCACTGGGTACGTGGAAAAGTGCCCTGCAATCCCTACCGAACTCGGCGGATACTGAAGGGACAGCAGAGATGTTTGGATTGCTGTGTGTAGCTCGTCCAGTGACAGCTCCGTTGGTATTGTAACTTGCATGTATCTTTCCATTACGTTCTAGTTTGATCCACGCTTGGTCACCTTCGGCCAACTGTCCGACCCGCTTCTCCACGAGAAAGAACTCAGCGAGCTTCTTAGCCTCAGGGTACTCAAGCTTCGCCAGAACCTCTTCGTCCACCTTCGCCTGCCCTGAGGGCGTAAAGACCTGTGGCTTCCACCCGTACTTGTCCCTCAGGCATCTCTCGATGTGCTGGCGGCTCGCTGGGTTAAACTCCACGGTCTTGTAGAAGGTCTTTGTGTCCCCGGCCTTGATGCCCTTGGGCTTGTTGTCACGCTTGTACGTAACGACCCTATCGACCTCTTCCCAAGGATCGAATAGTCCTCGTAGGTCGGCTTTAAGCTCCTCACGCCTCTTAGCTAACCTCCCGTACAGTTCGGTGGCCCCGCGTACATCGAAGGGCCATCCGTTCTGTTCGATCTGGAAGCAGAGCTTTGCGACATCGTGTTCGAGATCGACGGCCAGCTTTGAGTAGCTATCGATCTTGAGGAACTTGTAGAGAGCGAGAGTTACACGGCAATCATGCTCACAGTACGAAAGCATCTCGGGGGTAAAGGATTCCCACCCGCCACTGTACTCCATCTTGTGAAGACCAATACGCTGGCCCCACGCATTGAGGCTGTGGGAGCCGTAGACCTCCTTGGTAATCTGTCCGGTCGCAAGGCGGATACCGTCCTGCTTGTCGCCCTTAAGGTCACTGTAGATCAACCTTGTGAGGACTAGGGTGTCCGTCACTAAGCCGTTGTACGTGAACGAGGGGTAGACCTTGGAGATCGCGGGGAGGTCGAACTTGATCGCATTGTGACCAATGAGTTCGGAAGCACCTTGGAGAAGCCTAAGACCCTCAGGGATATCTGAAGGTCCGAAGCTATGTATCTCGTCCGTATCAGCGTTGAGACACACAAGGCAGTGGATCGTTGTGAGGGTTTCTAGGAGGCCGTTTGTTTCGACGTCAAAGACGAACCTCACGCTACCTCACGCAGCTTGGGGAGCGTACGTCTAATGGCCTCGCGCTGCTTGTTGATGTTCTGCATAGCGAGGGCTGTCTTGTGGCTTGGGTTCTGCACGAAGGCGTGTCGTGCTGTTTCCAAGGCATCTGCGAGCCTGTTAAGGATACGCATCTTCTCCATCGTTGTCTCAAGCTCCTCTGAGGACTGCATCGTGAATGGCTCTTGGGATGTTAGCTGCAACACAGATCAGCCCATCGCTGTCGATAAGCGCGATAAGCACCGTGTCTGGGGTCTTTGGGTTGGTGATGATCAACATCGAGGTAACCTTCCCGACATCGATAGGCGGCGCTTCGAAGCCAAGGGTTACCAGTGATGCGAGGTAACGAATGGTCACCTCGCGTTCCGCTTCGATCAATAAAAAACCCCCGGCGTTGCGGAGGTCATCTTTAAAACTCTGGGCTAAGAAGCAGTCCTCAGGGGCCTCTCGATCCGTTTTGGGACTTGAGGTACTAAGGGCCGCAGCCAGCAATACTGCTGCGATCATGTGTGCTCCGATTGCTAGAAGACACCCTCCGTCAGGCGTCCGGTTTCTCGATTGTAAAAGATGGTTCCCGCGTTACCCACTTCGCCCGTGAAGCGGTTCTTGAGGACGCGGAGTTCCGTACTGTCCACCGCGTCTGCATCGGGCTTCTGGAGGGCCACACAGATGTCCGCGAGTTGTGCGATGGCGTGCGAGCCCCGGAGTTGCCCAAGGTGGACCTTGGCTCCGTCTTCGTGGCCTAGGTTGCCCTCAGGGCGCTTAAGGTGACTTACGACGAACAGAGTGATCCCCGTTTCCTGCACGAGGGTCCTCAGCTTCGTCATCGCCATATCGATCAGCTTCCGCTCATCTCCAGAAGCAATGCCACTAACGAGGATGCTAATGTGATCAACGATAACGTGAGTGCAGCCCAGAGCACGGGCCATGTATCGAATGCGGTTGAGGATGTTATCAACATCAGTACTGCCAAAGTGGTCATACAGAGCGATATCATCATTGCCGAATAGCTCATCAAATCCACGGCTAATCTCCGTATCAGTAGAGAGCGAACGATCCACAAGGATGTTCTTGTTCATGTGAAGTCCCACAAGCCCTTGGATGGTCCGCTTGTTACTCTCCTCCAGCATGATCATCCCGACCTTACGGCCAGCCATATGGAGGGCGTAAGCTACCTCACGAACAAAGGTCGTTTTACCCATCCCACTGCCACTTGTGATGACCACTAGCTCAGAGGAACGGATGCCACGAGTAATGGTGTTAAGACCACTGAATGGGTATGGGAAACCCATAGGACCATCGTCTTGCATCACGAGGTCCTTAAGCTCTTTCGCACTCACGATACCGTCAGGGCGATAGGGCTTTGCGTTCCAGATGGCCGAGATGATTGCGTCAGGTCTTCCGTTGACCAGACACTCGTTGGCATCCTTGTACGGAAGGCTGGCGATCTTTACCTTGCCAACTGGAAGTATCTCAGCGCACTCGATAGTTGCCTTGCGCCCCGGATCGTCCATGTCGAACATCAAGATGATTTCCTCAAAGGTATTGAGGTAGTCATATGACTTCTGAATGGCCTTAGCGGCACCTTGGGCACCGTTGGGTATCGAGACGCACGGCCAGCGGTTTCCCTGAGCCTGCGAAACCGACATACAATCGATTTCACCCTCTGTGACGACGATCTTCTTACCAGAAGACCACAGGTGATCTCCAAAGAGACCTATGGCCTTTGTGTCACCCTCGAACGAGAACTCCTTGCTGCGCTTCCGTATCTTCTGGGCGACTATGCGTCCATGTCGATCACGGTAAGGGGCAATGTGAAACCGATTGTCCCCCTCTCCACCGACTTGGTAATTAAAGAGGCGGCAAGTGTCTTCATCGAGGCGGCGGTTAGGGATTGCTGTAACTGTTCCAGTGCTAAGGTTGCTTCTGGTATCCGCCCCTTCCCGAGATACGCTAGTGCCCACTGAACCTTGCATTGTATCTCCGCTTTCATAGTGTCCGCATCCGAAGCACCATCCGTGACCATCTGTGTATCGAGCGAGGTTGTTGCGGGAGCCGCAGGATGGACAGGGCTCGTGGCGCACAAGGTTACTTGTCGATCTGTGACCATCTTCACGCCCTCGCGAGGACGTAACGTGCATACGGCTTCCCATTCTCGTCCTTCATGTACACTGTGGTGATCGCCTTGCCGATCCGGCGAAGCTCCCAGATACGTGCAGCAAGCCTGAAGATGCTGTAGACACCAAAGGCTTCGAGGGGGGTGATCGTCTTATGCTTTTCGAGGTGCAGGAGGATGCGCTTGGCCTGAGGTGTCAGACGTAGTTCGACCATCTTGGGGACTCTCCTTGATCCAATGAAGGGGGACTTCCTTGTCGGCATGCTTAAAGCCCCACTTGTCACACCACATGGCGTAAGTCGTAGGGGAGCCGCGATAGAGCTTGTTTCGGGAGTTCTGAAACACGAAGCGAATGTCTAGGTGGGGGTGCTGTGCTTTGACCCACAGATGCTTGGCGCGATCTGCGGCGTCCCACAGCCCCTTCGCTTCTACAATGATACCGTTGGGTAGGCGGAAGTCTGGAGTGTACTTGGAGACACGAGACGGAACTTCATATTCAATCTTGAAGCTCTCGTACTCGTAAGCAACCTTTAGCTCCTCAAGAGCTTCCGCCACCCGTTGTTCAAATCGTGATCGATATCTACTCTCTAAACGCGGCGTATGTCGGCGCTTAGATATCCAAGCCATCAGGGGCTGCTTCGAACGACGAACCCGTGTCGCTCGGCTCGAAATCGGAAGCGTCGAAGGAACCCTCCGCTGCCTCGAACATCGCATCGCTGCCGTCCTGCAACTCAAGGACCTGCACCTGCTTCATCTGAAGCGACAGACCCTTGTCGTAGGGATACACAACACCCGCTACACGCAGCTTCGAGCCCCCTCCGACACGAAGGTCAACCTTCTTGACCTCGTGGTTCTTCGCGTCAAACACAAGGGGCTTGAACTTGGACTTGATGTTGAACACGACATCCCCGTCCTCTTCCGTGAACGGGAGCTTCGAGACCTTGTGTTCCTTGGCGATACCCTTCAGATGCTCAACGAGGGCCGCTGCGTCCTTCTTAGGTACGACAAGCTTGGTCTTGAACTTGCCATCTGCATACTGTCCCGTGTTGTCAGGTGTCGTGATATGCGGATAGCGGGCCGTGCCAACGGGAGATACGAACGTGAGTTTTGCCATTAGAACAGAACCTTGTTTTCGAGGGGGGCGGAAGGCTTGTCAGCGAGGTACGCGCACTGCTGTAGGCGCTCTGAGATGACGCGGGCAGCTTCAGGGGTCATAAGGACGCCTACGCATTCCAGAGCCTCAACGGTCCCCTCGCTGTCTTCGTGGAGCCACGAGATATCAAAGGTCACCATGTTGCTGATGCCGGGGTCTACGGCCACCGTGCACTCGAAACCATAGCCGTCTTCGTTGGTCTCCTTGACGGAAACCTGAGTATTGTATTCCACTTAATGTCTCTCCAGTGATTGCATTTCGTTAAGCTGGCGAACGCACTCGTCAGCAACGACCCTCGCGTCGATGCCAATTGTCTCGGCAGCGATCACAAGGGTCTTCTCGATGTGTTGATATGCGAGCCCCTGAGCCAACAGAATGAGGGTAAGCTTCCTCACTTCATCGTTTGGGTCTTCAAGGAGCTTCAGGAACTTACGCGAAGGCGTATAGACTGTTGATAACCCCCCGAATATCAAGGGGACCTCGTACTGGGGGCTGGGGGACTTTGGTTTTGTCGTCCGCCGCTTTGAGCGTGCTGCTATGGATTTCCTCCAAAGGGTCATACTCCTCGTACATCTGCACGAAGGTCTCACGAATGATCTGGAAGAACCGTGTGGTGTTCCCAGCGTGAGTACCGAAGCTATCGTGAATGAGCGAGTAGTGGTTGATACCGACTTCGTGGGCCTCAAGAACCGTCAGCATCAGATGGGCCGCATCCAAACTGTGGATGATGTTCGGGGCGACTGCCGACTTCTGCTTGTCCTTGTTGATCACTTCCGTAGGCTTTAGCCGCACACGCGACCTCACCCACTTGATGACCTTACCGTCCTCTACACGGTCCTCCTTGTTGACATCGCCAACGGAGAGCCGCTTGTCGTAGAGCCACAGGCTCACCTGCTTCACTTGGTACGTGACGTACTTGTGGAGAACCGGGAGACCAATGGGAGTGAACCACACGAGGGCCTTAGCTTCGTGAGCAAGGACTTGGGCACACCTCTGGAAGAACTTCATGCCCAGCGATGCGTCCTTAACGACCTCGTTCACAGCAGTCCACACGACCTTCGCGATATACAGAGAAGCTGCGAAGCCGTGGTCAGCCCCGTACGGGTGTTCCTCAAGGCGACCTTCGAGAACCTCAAGGCTCAAGGGTCGCATAAGGTCCTCACGTTGCTGCTGAGCGAACCCATACTGCTCAGAGGAGTACGCAAAGGTCATCACGTTCCTCTTGACGATAGAGCGTGACACACCATTCTTCAGAACGATCTTAGCTAATTCGTCACCTTTTGCTGCGTCTGACTCAACAATAGCTTTTGCTTTGTCACACACGACCTGATAGACATCAGAAGGTATCTCAGAGGCCACGAGGTTGACGAGAGAACCCTCCATCGAGCGCATGGTTGCAGAGTAATGCTGAAGGCCAGAGTTTGAGCCATCAAGAGCGATTGGAAGGTGACTGACGTAGCCTTCCGGGTCCTTGATAGCTTCTGCCCATTCCATCGCCGCCGCGACAAACTGAAAGGGAGCGTCAGCTTTCTTCCAGATATCGAAGGTGCCAAAGGGGTCCTTGGCGACCTTCTCGATCATGGCGGTGTTCTCAGTGACCCATCGCACACGCTCGTCCAACGGACGCTTCGACAGCTTGTCAAAGTCTCCGGTGTTGGCGATGTGCACGGCAAGCCAGTACAGACCGTCTGGACCCAGAGGGACACCTACGGCAAACTTGAAGAGCGAGCGGACGTAATCCGACCTTTGGATCGAGAAGTGGGGTATGGCGTACACCCTGCCCCTAAAGTCCATCGAGTACGGAAGGTAGAACTCGGGGTACTGAAGCATATCGTTGGCAGTCGCTAGGTCCTGATTGATGACCATAGCCTCACCGACGATCCCACGGTTCCTTTCGGCTACCTTGGATGCCTTGATGCGCCATGCCTTCTTGCGACTGTCCTCAAGGGTATCCCAATCCACGGGCCTAGGGGGCTTCTGGAGCGGAAAGCGGGGCGGGAAGCTGTCGAGGGTAACCCCTTGCTCCCACGCCCACTGGACGACCTCCAGAGCCCGCTGATTGATGGCCCAAGGTGTCGCTTGGATCGTGTTGATACTTTCGAGGCAGGGCTGCATGAGGCCACTGTTGATAGCCTTGGCGACGAGAGCCTTGTGTTCCTTGGAGTGGGTCCTCACGAGCTTTACGTGCCTGCTCAGGGCCTCGCTGTGGTAGCACCCTGTTTCGTAGGTGACCCAAGGCTTCGGGGGGATGATCATTGGCTTGAACGCGGGGTGCATCCATGCCTCAAGTTCCCGCAGTTCCGTAAGGTAGCTACTGGCCTCTTCAGTGAGACCTACGTAGTTGTCCTTGCGGTCCTCGTACAACTCAAAGACGTCTTGGCAGACCTTGAGGACTGCGTTGACCAGAGGTTCCCCGATCTTCGCCCTGACATCGTTAGGCAGGCTCTCGTACCGAAAGCCCTCCTTGGCGGCTGTCGCCCTGATCGCTTTCTTGCGATACACGATGTTGCCGTGGGTCTTGAGGACCCTTGAGACCAAACGCTCATACAGGGTCTTATCGTGGGACTTGAGAGCTTTCGCCCACAGTTCGTTTTCGACAAAACGGCCTGCGTCAATGCAAGTCTGAAGAAGGGTGCTTTGGCGACCAATGGAGTTAAAGACGCACGAAAGACCAATATAGGCACTTAAGGTAGACTCAAGGTCCTTTAGGTAACCATGACCATCAGGGTAACGACCCTTATAGTCAGCCTTAAGGAACCTTTCGATGTCGAGAGCTACCTGAGGAATAGCATCTCTGATGACTTGAGATACTGAACTAGTAGCTGCATATCCTTGGTCTTCCTTAAGTCTACTCTCGCTCCTTACGTACCTATTGTAACCTTCAGTAAGGCTAATGATCTCTAGCTTTAGCTGGTCTTCGAGGGTCGCCATGTCGTCTCTCTCCGTCCGTCTTCTCTGCTTAAGTTGTAGTAAAGGGCTGCTTTTCGAAATCGGGCTGTAACTTCAAGCTCTTATCCTTTGGACATTTGACACCTATAGATGCTATACATTTGTACAGTGTTTATACGTATCCGAAAGCCCCCGAAGGGGCTCTCGTTATTCGCTATCTTCTTGAGACGGCTCGTCGATACACAGGAACCTAAATCCTGCGTGTCTGCCAATTTCACCACGCCCGCGCACGTTTCCATCGATCTGGCCGTATCTAGGGTTGCTTTCTACCGACTTAGGGTTGTCCAAAGACAGCCCCGTATCAGCCGTTTCGCCCGTGTACCCCCCGCGTGGGGAGATGTCCATAACCCCACCCGGATATTTTTCCAGTGCGGTTAAAGCTGCCGCAAGAACACCTTCCGAAAGCTGGGCGTACCTCAATGTTGTCTCGATATTCTTGTGCCCAAGCCACTTTTGGATAGTCCTCAGATGTACATTGGCCTCGACAAGGCGGGTTGCACAGGTGTGGCGAGTAACGTGAAACGTAAACCACGGGTCTTTACTGAGCTTCATCTTGGAACGTGCTTCGTCCCACCAGTACCTCAGCTTGTCCCGAGAAGGCATTCCGTGGTCTAGGAGCCACACAAGGTCAGCTTCAGTCTGGTCGCCAATGGGGACCGAACGTGGCTCATCGGTCTTGGTTTCCCACAACCTAACCCAGCGATAGACAACATCTTGCTTCTGGAGCGTGTAGAACTCCCCACGCCGCATTCCGGTGCGGATGGCTACCCGGATCATCCGCTTGACGTCCTCAGGGACCAAACTGAGCAACACACGCTCCTCCTGCGGCGTCAGCCACCGGATGCGACCATTGTCCTCGTCCTCACTGGGGAAGTGCGGAAGGCTCGTGATGAACTTGCGGGTCCGCGCCCACTCCATGAGCTTGTGGAAGGCGGACAGGTACTTGTTGATGGTCGAACCGCTCAGTCGCTCAGCCCGTAGGGTCTGGACGACCTTATCGAGGTCCGTGGTCGCCACAGCGTCAGCCGGGGTGTTGACCCCTATGATCTCAAGGACCCGCCACAGGCGCTGCTCTGCGATCTGGCGATACACCTTGCCGAACCACAAGGCACCCCCGGTCTCGCTGTAGATGTCCTTGAGTGTCTTAGGGGGACCCTTGCGACTTTCCCTGACGATAGCGACCTCAGGCAGGCCCTTGGTCCAGTTGGCCTCAGCAGCGCGGGCTTCCTCAAGGGACGCAAAGACACCCCGCGCCCGCCGTCCTGCCACTTGGATTTCGACACGCCACTTGCCCGTGTGCTTGCCGTTTCGCTTCATGGGGTACACGCTCATGCGACACTCCCGGTCTTGCGGGTCAGTTGCTTGAGGATACCCTTGATCAGGTGACTACCTTTGATCGTGAGGGTGTACTGGTTCTCGCGAAGGTTCATCGGGTTCTGGCGCTGGTCGATCAGCCCGTACCCCGGCTCCATGCGACGATTACGCGCACCTAGGTCAATCAACTGGCGACTGATGGTCGAGATGTTGGTGTCTGCCAAAGACGCAAGCTCCTTCATCGGCTTGTTCTCGTGCAGGGATACCAGAAGCAAAGCCATGATCTGCCCAACAGGCATGTGGGCTGCGATGCCTTTGATCTCTTCCAAAGCATAATACAGGCGCTGTAGGACCTGTCTGTCTGCGTCTTCCATTTGTCTCACCATTGTTGCTGACGATCCATACTCCATCACTGACCATCAACATAGAGGGAGTTTCTACGTATGACAACAGAAAAACACCGATCACGTAGCGTAAACTACTGATACGTGATCGGTGTGTTAACCTTTTGGTGGTGCCCCTCGTCGCTTGCGTTCCCATTCGTCACCCCGGCCCGCGAGGTATGCCTGTCGCATCTCACGCTCTTCTTCGGGTGACATGCGGCGGGCGATTACGGGGAGAACGGCGATAACGGCGGCTTTCCCAAGGTCCAGCCAGAACGTTGGGCTACGGACAACCAGAGCCGTCCCGCAGCCAGCGCCTAGTAGGACACCGACAACGAGAGCGACCTCAAGCCACGTCATGCAGGCACGGCCTTCTTGGCCCGCCACGACCACACGGCAACGAAGATCGTACCGATGGCACCGACAATCGTCATGGCCGTCTCGTTATCAATGTAGCCCTTAGCTGCGCCCCAACCTGCGGCGGCTGCGAGGATCGTTCTCACGATACCCCAAACCTGTTCTCCACTCATCATGAGCGTATCTCCAATTATGTTTCGAGTTGATAGTGAGGCCCATCGCGAAAACTCGTCCACGAACCGCCCCAAGTGATCGTGACCTTCTCGGCCTTGGCGGCACTGAGGAAGTTCTTGGACACCTTGTCATACAAGGGCCAATCCCATTTCACGACCCCATTGGCCGTCACAGCGACATCGAAGGCGTGACTAAAGCCATCCTTCTGCTTCAGGTGCTTCGAGCGGAGCGTCTTGGATGCCCCTTGCTTCAAAAGTATCTTCTGTTCCTCAAGAGTACGAACGCCACACGTAATGACGAACCCAAGGTCCTTGTGCTTCCAATCCTTAAGAGTACGCCGGATGACCCTAATGAGGTCGGGATGGACACCCTTAAGCTTTGCTTCGGATGCCTTGTTAAGTACCAGTGACACGGGGTTTCCTTATAGGCGGGGGATAAACGGGAATAGCTTGACGACAAAGGCACCCAAGGATGCCGAAAGCCCCGCAACGGCCACGAGGGTACGCCACGAACCTTTGGCCTCTGTGAGGGTGTCTCTGACGGTCCTGAGGTCCTGACGCATCTCTGACACTGTGATTTCGAGGATGGTGATCTTCGCAGACATCTCTCCGAGTTCACGCTCGTACTCCGGCATCATCAGTACCCCTCTAGAGCGTATGCAGCCCCAACCTGCGCGGGGCCGTCATTGTCATAAGCTTGCGACTGAAGGTCAGCGATGATGCCAAGGTAACGTTCCTCGAACATACCCTTACGCTCATCGAGGAAGTAGTCGCTGGCGTAGGAGAGACCCCCGTACACCACGACATCGGAAGCCACCGTAGAGAGCTTGGTAGTCGTTGTGTCACTCGTGAAAGGCTCAAAGGAGCCGTAGTAGTCCACAACGATCTGCGCGCCCGTCGAAGGGGTCGGCTTGAACTTGAGGGCCGTACCGATGCGCGTGAAGTACTCAGGGACACCGTTGGTGGCAATCGGAACGTCCGTCCACGCCCGCACGGGCAGGAACTGGACGACACGATCATCCACAACGACACTGATGATCTCCATGAGGTCGGTGGGTAGCGTGAAGGCGGTGAAGCCACCAGCGACAACCTCCGTGGCCTGCTCTTCGTTCGCAGGGATACGGAGGAAGCGCTGGGAGCGGAGGAGACCTTGGCTGATGAAGGTATCGGCCAAAGCATCGCTACAGTCCGTACGATTTAGGATAGCCTTGAACTGAGTTCTGATCTGGCCGTAGTTCATACCTTACACCTTCTTGGTCGTGGCGATGAACGCCGTGAGGTCTTCATCCCGAAGTTTCTTAATGATGGCCTTGGCATCCTCGCGGAACACATCGAAACCCTCGCGAAGCCACTTCTCAACGACAACCACGGGGATCGAAGCGATCTTGTGGAAGTCGTTGGACGTAGCCTTGGAAGCGAGACGATCATCGGCAAGCTGGTCAAGGAAGTCGGAGGTGATCTCCTGATCCTTGCGGACCAGAAGACCATCCATGTTGGCATCGATGTCCCATTCGACATCGCGCAGTATTACTTTGTTCATTACAGTGACTCTGGGGGATTAACGATCTTAAGCCCCGCGCGGCCAAGCGCCACGAACGGCTCCTGCTGGCTGACATCCGAGCGGGAGAAGACGCCCTCGATCTCGGCCAGCGTGTACGGCAGGCCCGCCTGCTGGCAGAAGCCGTAGACCGCAGCGGCGTCACCGGGGTAGTAGTCCGTCTCCCACCAGCCGCCGTCCTCATCCTGCTCCCATGTCACCATAGGACACATCGAAACAAACTCAGCCGGGATGTAGCCGGTGGAGATGTAGTGCGTAACAGGGTCGAGGCCGGATGCAGAGAGCGGCGTCGTCCACATATTGACACCACCGGGGCCGAAGGCGGCTGCGATGGCGCGGGAGGTCGGAGCGTCTGCGGCGGTGACTATCAAAGTTGCGAAGGTGTCAGCCATCAGTATGCTCCCGTCTTTCCGTTCATCCATGCCAACGCATTTGCGCGCTCTGTAGCCGTGAATGAGCTATTGCGGATAACAACGCCGTAAAGACGCGCGGGAATGGATACAGAAGAAAGAGCTGAGAACAGCCTGAGATTGCCTGTTACAACAGCCGTATCTCCTGATGCCGTGCTTGCCTCCGCGCCGCCGTTCAGGGACAGCACGAGGTTGCCCGCATCGTGGCGCTGCTGCAAGACGAACGTGCTTGGCGGCGTCATTGACACAGTAGAGGTGTCAATTCCCGTATCAAAGTTATACGCGCCAATGATGTTTGATGTTCTCGCGTAACCCATTCCGACATAGCCAGCGTCATCAGCCACTAGCGTATGGTTTGCCCACGGGCTCGAACTATCCGTCGAAACAGAAATGACACGCGCGCCAATGCACGCCTCGTATGCGGATGCGGAGATGATGTTGCTGATAGCGGGGCCGATAAGCCGATCATCGACGCCATCAGAACGGAGGTACAGCGGGAAGCCACTGGTGTCGTAGTCCGGTACACCCGTAACAGCAGGGTTTGTCGTAGCAGTAACCGCAGCACCAACGCGCTGGTACGCGGGGAGGCCTACGCCTACGTTGGTGACGCGGAGGTCTGCGCCCCAGATGTAAAGGCCAGAGGTACCATCTCCGGTGTAGGAGTATGCGCTATAGCCGCCGTATGTCGGCGTCCCGCTATTGCTGGGCTGTATAGTGATTACGCCAGTGCTGGCGCTTGTAAGCGAGCCTGTGACGGTGCAACGGAACCAGCCACTCCCGAGAGAGGTAATACTTGAAGAGACATAGGTTGCGGAACTTCCGTTTCCAGTATTTGAAACGCTTCCACCTCCGCTCAAATCAAAAGTGGCAGCAACCCAAAGTGTCGCTGCTGTCCCAGTAAACGAAACCGTTGCATACTGTCTACCGTTTGCCTTTATAGCCACGCTAGCTGTGTAGTTCGTTGCTGCCGTAGTTGCTCCGTCGCTTTGCTCGGCATAGTGCACGGCAGTGGCGGCAGTCTCAATAAGTTGGTCGGCTGTCGTTGTCCCGTCCGGGGCTGTTGTGACGTTCGACATGCCAGCAGTAACAAGGCCACCCTTCGTCCAAGCCGCATTATCGAACTGCTCAGAGTACGTCAGCAGGTTCACCCTAGCACTCAGCACGGGGCGTGAGGCGGCGGTGGACTGACTGGCGTGGTTGCCGGATACCTCTTTTACAGACACATTGTCGATGGAAGCGGTAGTTGTCCCTACGCAGAAAAAACCAATTCTATTGGACGCTGAACCAGCAAGGACACGATCCGTGTAGGTTCCAGTCGTTGTTCTTGCTACTCCAAATTGATTTCCAACTCCCGCCTTAATGCCACCAGACGAGACGCTTGAGAGTGTCCATGTTATTTCGTAGTACTTGCCCGGTGTGGTGATGGAATTAGATGTGGTGTACCCCGCATACGAGTCAGCAGTTGCCGACCAATTCATGGTCCCGCCAGAGATGCCAACACCTCCGTTGAAACTCCAGTATCCAGTGTTGCTACTGAAATCACGATCTGCTGCCACTGAGATAATCTCAGCACCCAGCGCCAGCCCCTTGCTCTTATCGAGCAGTAACCCGACAGGCTGCTCCACGGCAGTGACGGGCGTGGTCCCTGCGCTGTCTTGGAACATCGTGTTGAAGTCAGACGGGTCGTACCACGCGCCCTGCTCGCCGCTGGAGAACAGCGAGAGGACGGAGAATGACTTAAGTATCGAAGGGCCGGGGAACGGCCTAGGAAAAGGGTAGACCATATGTCAACCCTCCGTCATCGAGTCATTTCAGTTACAAATAGTGAGCCACCAGCCGACCTCTGGATCACAGCGACCTTCGTGCCCGGAGTCACACGGAAGTACTCGACCACATTGGACGGAAGTAGCATCTGGGTCGTGGTGGCCGTGGGTGTACCATCGAAGCGGATGTGACAATCAGTAGTGCTGACGAGACGGATGATGGTGGTCTGGTTCATGAATGCAGGAGAAGCCGCAGACGTACCTGACACAGTGATGACGTTAGTACCAATAATCTTGTACGGGTCCAATTCTGTGGTTCCTTTAGTAGCTAGTTGAAACGGTTGTTCTTCCGAAGGTTTTCAGTCGCAGTAATGACCTGAAGGTTCCACGGAACATGTAGTCCGCAAACGGACTTCCCTAGAATTGGGACTATGTGATCTACGTGATGCTCAACGCTTGTGAGTCGTTCCCGCAGTTTCGCATAGGTGTAATAAGACGTAATTTGATTGAGGTGAGCGTTGGTTAACCAAGGGGGCGTAGCCGAATGCTTCGATGCTCTACGCTTAGCGCACTGCGCATTTACCTTATCTGGATTACGCGCTTTCCAACGCGCAGAAATCACCTGTCGTTTTTCAGGGGAGTTAAGGCGGAAGCGCTTTGAGTACTCGCGACATTTCTCTTTATTCGCGTTGCTCCAAGCATCTCGTGCTAGAGATACACAGACGTAGCAACATCTGTTCTTTGTGTTACGTTTACTAACGTGTCCGTTAACACACGGCTTACCAGTGAAGTAATAGGTCAACCCACGCTCAAGCGCTTCCGCGCGAGACGTGATTTCCAATAGAAGCTCTTAAATAAAACGGCAGAAAGGGTGCGAGAGGTTACACGCAGGAGAGCAATGCGCTTCCTCTCTTCGCTTTTAGTATCCGGCTATTATCCCGGCCCTTTTGCCAAGTGTAGTTAGACCTAAGTCAGATTGGTGATCTTACCAGAGCCCTTGAAGTTCATATGCTTCAAAGAATATTCTCCTACGATAAGATGGGCTTCGTTATCGCCCGATTTCGCCAACATCGTGCGCGACCACGGACGCAGCACGGCCTTACGCCACATGTCCGGGTCATACATCAGCGCATGGTCCGACTTCAGGAAGCGATTAAGCATGACCTTAAGCTGGCCGAATGGCGAAATGTATACCTCAATGCTGTTCACGAGGGTCGTGGAAGCATCGTTGATCACACGCGAGCGAGCGTTAGCCACGCCCGTGAAACCCGCGACAATGCGCGAGTCAGCGGGCTTGACCATGAGGATCGAGGGATCGGAACCTTCGTTGTAAAGCTTCTGGTGAAGCTCAAGCACGTTGGCTTCAGTCAGAGGACCTGCCTGATTGCCCGTGGTGCCTGTGTTGCTATCGGTAATAACCGTAGCAGCGGCGTCGATCTGGTTGAGGGCCGAAGCCATCTTACGAGCCGTGGTGGAGTTACCCGTCACGGAAGCCTGCGCAAGACCAACCATAGCGTGCTCGAGGTCGCGATTTAGCTCCTCTCCGGCCTTACTGAGTTGGTAAGCTGTCTCGCGTGCGCGCCCGTAGGTCTTGATTGCATCCGCCGTGGCAGAGACCTTGATGGTCTTCTCCAGAATCTGCGCTACATTTGAGCGGAGCGTAGTGGCAGTGAGGGTCGCATCGGAGGCCGTAAAGCCTTCCGTCTGCGAGTTCACCTGAACGGCGCGAAGGCTATCCTCCTGCCAGTCAAACGTACGGGCAGAAATCTTCTCGGACTTCAAGCCCGAAGAAAACGGGGTCTTAGTAGGCGAAATGTTGCTGATGATATCGGAGACGTCTTCAGCCTTACCTACCTGATCGTAGGTGGTGTAAGTAGCCATAGTTTTAAAATTCCTTAAGTATGATTAGGGGGCGTTGTGTTAATCGCCTTTGTCCACTCCCCAGCGACTGAGGAATGCACTTGCGGCATCGTCACGCGACCCGGAGCTTCTAAGTTTGCTAATGGCCTTGTGTCCGTCAGTCTTGGTGAAACGCTGTGTCTCACTTGAGGACTTGGACTTCAGGACCTTCTTGGGAGCTTTGGTCTTCTTCACGGTAGCTACGGTCTTGCCATTGTCGTACTTCATCGCCTTCCACAGGGTCTTGATGATGACCGGATCAACGATCTGGTTCACAATATCCTTGGGCATACCGTTGCGGATGGCGTAGTTACGAATGTCATCGTAGGTTTCCTGAGACCACTTAGGAATGCCGTTCTCGGGGTCCTTCAGGACCTCAATGGCACTCTTGGCTTGCTCACGGATCATTTGCTGACGCTGGCTCTCAAGGCTCTGTACGAACCCATCAAGTTCAGCTTGCAGGAACTGAACGTCCTCGTAGGATCGAGAGGCTTCCGAACGCAGAGCCGCGAACTCTTCGTTACTCAGCGACTTGGATGCCACGAGCATGTCTACTTCAGCGTAGGGCTTGTAACGTTCCATAGCCCGTTCGTAGAGCTTCTGTAGACCAACAAGGTGCTTGGCACCCGTGTCTTCAGCTTCCTTGCGCTTCAGCGCGATTTCTTGAGACTTCTTGGTGAGGGCGGCTTCCTGACCGTAGAGGCGCTTGAGGTCCTTGATGGATGCCTGAAGCTCTTCGTCGCCCACCTTGATCTTGACCACAGCATCGTCGTCTTCGACGTACTTCTGGTCCTTCTTCTTGGTGTCGTCGGGAGTCTCTTCAGGGTCCTCTTCGGACTCATCGTCACTTTCGGTCTGGTCGTCCTCGTCCGAAGCTTCGACGGTCTCAAGATCGTCATCATCGGCTTCGGTTGCCCCTTCATCGTCGTCGGATGGCTCGGGAGCGTCCGATTTCCAACGATTAAGGAAAGCGTCTTCGGCGTCACTCGGGCTGAGAGCGCCAATTTCTTCGGTAGCCTCGTCCGCAGGGATAGAGGTCATAAATAGTTATCCTTCGTTATCAGTTTCGTCGTTAAGCTTCATCTCAATCTGGTCCTTCGCGGCTGCGCGGGACTTGAGGATGCCGACGAGTTCATTGAGGCAACTGTGCATCATGTAGAGCCGTTCGCGCCGATGCGTCTCTTCCAGCTTTGTGGACAAGATGGCATTGGTGAACTGCTCACTGAGCGTGTTGACTGCGTTGCTAAATGTTTCAGAGGACAAGAGGTACTGGGCCTGAATACCAAGCTCTACCAGTAACCGCTCGTCATCGTTGAGATCGTTAGAAATGGTTGCTCTCCATTTGGTCGTTATGCGTTAGGAGACACGATCTGTGTCTGCTTGGTTTCCAGAGGCTCCTGAGACTTGAGTATCTCAAGCTCCGCCCTGCCGATCTCGGCGCGAGTGGTGCTATCGAACTCCTTGCGCTCGATCTCACGCTGGCTGACCATAAGTTCGATCATGGTCTTCATGCGATCAAGATCGTGGGACATCTGATCCATCTTGGCGCTCTCGGAAGCCTTCATCTCGGCAACCATGACCTGACGCTCCTGAAGCTCCATCTGCTTCTTCTGCATCTCCATCTGCATAACCTGCATTGGGTCAGGCTCTGGCGGCTGTACTTGATCAGGCGGCAACAGGTAGTCACTGACGTTCTTGACGCCTGACTTCTCTAGGAACGACCGGAGCATGTTGAAGCGCTTCTCGATGGTGTAGAGCGGCTGCACACCGGGGTCAGCGGTCAGCATCTGGTGGAGCCCGAGGAACTTCTTGGCCTCGTTCTCCTGCTCACCGTAGCCCAGCTTGAGGGCCACTTGGACATCAAGGCGCTCGGACCAACGGGACGGAGTGATCTCCATCCACTCGCCAGCAAGCTCCACGACCTTCTGCTTGTCCTCGTTCTCGATCACGAGGCGGTAGACCTCAAGATACAACGGGACAAGGAAGTGGTTCGCGAAGTTACGGGCGATGATCTTCTGGCGCTGCTGGCTAAGGCCAACAAGCTGTTCAACCATAGCGCCACTGTTCTGCTTCGAAATGGCGTCCTTGTTGAGGCCTTGCGACAACTTGGAGATACCCGTGGTATCTTCCTTGTCCTCGTCCAGCAACTGGATGGTCTGGAACACGAAGGGGTTCAACGATGCCTGAGTGAGCGGCATGATACCGTCTGGGCGTGTCACGTTAACGACACCGCCAATGCGGTTATCAAGGAGTTCACGGGGGTTGACCAGCGAGCCCTTGACGACCTGATAGCGTGGGTTATTCGTGATGACGGTGTGATCCAAGATGCCGCGCATGAGAACCGTGCGAGCGTTCTGGATCGGAATGATCTTCTTGGCAAAGTTTGAGCCATAGAAGCTATGGGGTATCGGAAGGGGAACGAAGGTTACGAAGGGCTTGCGATTGACCTCTTCCTTGTCGAGGACCTGACCGCCTGCCTTAATGATCTTCCAAAGACGCGCTTCGCCAGTACCTTCAATATCAAGAGTGACGTAGCACTCATAAACGGTAACCTTGCGGACCTGATCCTGAAGGAAGTCGGCGGTGCCAATGCTATCGTCTTCGATCTCACGAAGGCGAGCGTCCCTCTCTTCGTCGTAGAAGTTCGCTTCGTCATCGTAAAGCTTCTCTACGATCTTCTTGTCGTACCCTTCGGCAATGAGTTCACTACGGGTCTTTTCGACACGGTGGGCCACGAAAAAGGCATCATCGATGTCTTTGGCACCACTGTTGATCAGGAACTCTTCGGGCGGAATGGTCGCAATGCAGACCTGAGAGGTATCCTTGATACGGCAGATTTCACCGGACACAAGGCCATCTTCGTCAAGTTCGTATTCCTCAAGCTCGACGTCAGGTTGTGAGATGAGCATGTCGAACTGCTCAACTGGAAGCTTCTCGAACTCCTCCTCGACCTTCTCTTCGCGCTTGTCCCAATAGACCTTAGCGATACCAATGCGGGCAAGGAGACCGTCAGTGATGACATCCGAGAACACCTTGTAGCCGTTGTTCTGGCTATGGATGGCGTAGTCGGTGTACAGGGAGCTTACACGAGCCGGGACGGTATCTTCAGGTCCGTTAGGTACGAACTCTACGATCTGGTTCCCGGCAGCGAAGGTTTCCAACAGTACCGCCTTGGAACTCTCCACGGCGTCATAGACGTCCATCGAGACGTAGCGGGAGTTACCTGCGTGCTGGGGTTTCGGACGCTCCCCGTGGAAGTACTCAAGGACATCCTGACGTTCGCGGGATAGCTTCGAGTCGTGATAACCAACCGCCTGCCTGACGCCCTTTTCGATAGCGACTAGGATTTCGTCGTCGGTCATCTTCTTGTACTTCGCCATCGTCAGATTGCCTCAATGTAAAAATCGTCAGTTACGTCAACAGGCGTGAAGCGCCCTTCATGGATGTGGTTGACAAGCGCAAGGCTCATCACCGTGTCATCGAAACAGCCCTTCTCGGCTTCCATCGAACCGCTTTCGGTCACGATGTACGTCAGCATCTCGCGGATGGTGGTCTTGTCGTTAAGCTCGATCTCACCCTCGCGCATGGCCGCACGTAGCTGGTCGATCACAAGGGGCTTCGTCTTAACGGTGGTACGGAAGCCGAAAGTTGTACTCTCGCGCTCCGTAATCTTATCGACCTCTGTAGTGTAGTAGAGGTTTTCGTAGGCGTAGTCCTTGCCAAGGCGTGTACACGTCAAGATACCGTGGCTGTTGTTCTCCACGATGATCCTTGCGGTGTTGTAGAAGTCACCTAAGGCCCTCAGGATGTCTGCAAAGTAGTCGGGGTGTACCTGACCGCGCCACACGGCTACCTGACGTTTCTTACCGTCAAGGACCTGAGCAACGGAGTAGTCCCCGTTACGCACGCCCATCGCCACGTCAGCACCTATGGTGTAGCTTTCGCCGGGGTCGTGGAGATAGTACGTCACGAGTTCCCCACGGACATTGGGTAGCCACTCGTCACCCTCAAGGGCGAGACGTGCGACAGGATCACGGGCCTTGCCCAACAGATCGGTCAGTTGTTGGGCATTGAACACGGGCCTACCAGTTGTCAGGAAGGCTTCGTCAGGCTCTGCGGGGTACTCCTGCCGGAAGAGGTCAAGACCGTTCTGGGCGATCTTACGCCGCCTGAACATCAACTGCTCGTTGTCGAGGTCATACTTGGCCGCGAGGTCTTCCTCGTCTGGAGTTTGCTCGAAGTTCTCGGGGACAGGCTCTCGATACCCGGGGTCTACGAACCACGGGATGAACACGGGGCGGAACCCATTGGTGCCTTCGACAGCGCCCTTCCACAGGTCATAGAAGATACCTGTGACACCGTTGGCTGTACTCTCAACGAACACGGCGGTGCCCTTGGAGTTCGGGATAGCCTGAATGAGGCCGTTCCAGTTCTCCTTGGCGTTACTCACGGGCCAGAAGGCCAACTCAGAGGCGTGAAGGTGACTGATGGTCTCACCACGGGCAATACTATCGCCACCTGCGGTCGCCACGACATATGCGCTATCGAGGATGTCGAATGACAACTCTCGTCGCGAAGAGTACTTCGTGGAAGGCTTAAGGGCCTCAGGACAGTTGTCGTGATAGCGCTTCGTAAGGTCGAACAGAGCCCGCGTACTGTCGGCGTGGTGCGTAACGACCATCGCCTTGCGGGCTTTGCTCTGGGAGACCGAGAAGTACAGATAGCCACCAATGGCTGTCGAGAGGCCCTGTTGGCGAGCCTTCAGGACGATGAGACGGACGTAGCCCTTCTCGGACATCTCGGCGTCAATCGCTTCCTGAAGGATGCGTTGGGCTGGGTTGAGTTCGAGGGGCTTGATATCACCGTCTTTGGTTCGGATTTTGAGAGCGTTACGTGCGTAGAAGGGATATTCCGTAAGCAGACGCTTACGAACCTCCAGAAGTTCCTTCCGCACTCTTCGCCTCCTCTAAGACAGCCTCTAGGAATGTCTCGGCCTTGTTAAGCGTGACTTCGCTGTAGGCAGCGGGCTTGCGCTGGGTGTATTCGAGCAGAGCCTTTGCGGCACTGATGCGGTCCTTGAGAGCGCCGGGGACACGAATGGCCTCTAGCAGCGTCTCGAACGCCTGTTCCGACACGTTGTTGTCGGGATTAAACTGATTGGTTGCCACCATGTACCTCACGATAAGCTTGTTCTCTTGGATAATCCGCGCACGGATCGGCTCTATGATAACCTTTCGGAAACCATCAGGGACGCCGTGTGGCCTTCCCCTGCCCTTTACGCTTTTCATCGCTTCGAGCTTCTTTTCCCGCCACTCCGGGTCTGCCCAGAGTTCCTTTAGGCGGCTCTTGGACACGATCCCGATCCCCGGTCCCTGCCACTTCTTGCTGGTGCGATGGGCGCACGGATTGGCTGACTTCGGGGACTTCTTGCGGCCCAACACCCGCTTCTTGGGCTTCTTTGGGGGCGCTGGTTCCTTCCGGGGCCTTCCGCGTTTCCGCTTCGGGGGTTCCTCCGGTAGTTCTGGCTTCTCTAGGTCTATTTCCATCGGTGATATACGCCTTCAACAGGTCTCGAATGGTTTCAGCAGTGATTTTCGCGCTTGGGACCATGAGTTCGGAGGGAACGAGCGTTAGTAGCTCGCCTGCGATGCGCTTCTTTGTGTCGTTGGGGATTTCATCAGTGGCCTTGAGGGCCTTGAATGCTTCAAGAACCCTCAAGACGTCGATTGCGTTGATCAAAATGCTCTCACTTTACTGGTATTTCCGCACAAGGAAGTACAGAGCGTCATCAACGACCTGTAGGGCCTCAGGCCCGAACGGACTTGCGGCATCGATGGCGTCGAAATACGACTTCTCGCGCTTGTCTTGATTGTTTTTAGCCAAACGCATGTCAGCAATAGCTCTCTCAAGAACACGACGAAGGTCCTTGGGCTGCTCTTTTGCAATCTCAAGGGCGTTCTCTTCGTATTCCTGAATGGTGGCCTTGCCGCCTTCCCAACGCTGTTGGTTACGGATGTCGCCCCCTTCGCGGGAGTACTGCTTGCGTTCCCCTGCGGACATACCTTCAGGAGCCGCCTTGCGCTCACGCGGAGCCCTAGGGGCCATCCCCGGAGACATACCGCTCTGCGGGATGCTGATGGTCTCAGCAGGTGCGCCGCTTGCTTCGGAAGCCTTTAGCCGTTCCATCGCTCTGCGGAACCGTATGATACGGTTTGTTTCCGCAAGGGCCTTGTTGAATGAGCGTTCTTCCTTGGTCTTGGCGGTTACTTGCGCCTTCTCAAGGCTATCAAGGGCCTTCTGAGCCTCAAGCTCTTCCTTGACCCTCTGCTGGGCCATACGTATCTGGAAGTACTGAGAGCGCTTTGCGTCCGAGATGTTACCAGAGGTCTCTCGGGCTTTCTGCGCTTCTATCTTCCACTGGAAACCCATAGCCCGCTTGGCAGTTGCGATGTTATCCGCTTCTGCTTTGGCTGTGGCTCGCTGTGCTTCCTTTTCGACACGCGCACGCTCCTTGAGCATACGCTCTTGGAACCGCATGGAGGTCGTAGCGTCCTTGATGTTCATCCGCTCGGAACGCTTGGCTTCGAAGTCCTGCTGACGCTTTGAGCGATCGGCGGCTTCTTGTGCCTTCTGAGTCTCACGCATCGTCTTGCGGGCGCGAGCCATGTTCAAGCCAGCGTCAAGAAGCTCTTGGCGACCGCGTGTAGCTGCGGACTGGCCTTGCAGACGGATTACCTCTTTAGCAATTTCTAGGTTACGAGGCTCTACTATCTTGGATATCTGCTCTTCGCCCGTAACTCGCGGCTTCAGGAACGCATACTTTAGTGCGTCACCGACAACCTTAGGAACAGGCGCGTAGTCAAGACCAACACGAATAGCCCGCTTAACACCCCCTTCAGAGGCGCGGGGGGCCGTCATGTCTCGGTACTGCTTAAACTCTTCTATAGTGTCCGCGACACGCGAGCCCGTCTCGGTCTCACGAAGCTTTACGAGGTCATCCCCCGAAACACCGCGGGACTTACGGAGAAGAGAGGCGTAACGGTTGTATTCGTCCTTAGGGAGCCCAAGGTTCTTGAGGCTCGTCAGTATCTGTTCGCGCTCAAGGTCTACGACCTGATTGACGTCAGACAGTCCCATTGGGGCGTCACGGGTCGATTGGACATCTGCGAGCTTCTGGGTGATCTCAGCGCCACGTACAGCCTTCTCTGGGTCATCAACGATGCGCCTAGCAGCCTGTACGGTGGGGTTACGCTCGGCCTTAAAGCCACTCACGCCGCCCACAAGGCCACCTACGGCACCACCGACACCTGCGCCAATGCCTGCGTTAGTCGCAAGCTGGCCGTAGTCGATGGCTTCTTGTCCACCTGCGTTAACTTGAGCCTGCTGTTGACCGAGATCGGAAGCACCTGCGTACACAGCACCTTCAGCTGCACCCGTTCCGACACCGCGAACCAAGCCCCTCTTGAGGCCCTGCTTGGCGGTCTCTTTGATACCTTCCTTGACGCCCTGCTTGACAACCGTACCGCCCCCGAGACCCAGATAGGTCGTAGGGTCAGTGATAACGCGCTGTCCAGCTTCAAGGACGCCAGCAAGCGTGGTGTCGAAGCCCTCGAACTGTTGCTGGGCATCGAGGAACGCCTGCTTACCTTCAGGACTGAAGGAACCCACGTCGCTCGCGACACCAAAGGTGTTACGAAGACCTACCTTGTCGGAGCCTGCAAGACGATAGTTAAAGTCGTACAGGTAGTCCTTGAGGAAGTTTGTGGCCTCAAAGTCATCCTTGGGGTCAGCCTTGTTGACTTCCTTGTAAAGGGTACGGGCGTTCTTGATCCACGTAGGATCGTCAGTAGCGTCTTGGTAGTTGATCTGCTTGGGGGGCTCGGAGGCTTCCGCAGGAGTTGCACCAGACCCGTACTTCGACCAAGGCCCCTTAGAGGCCGGGGCCGCGTTCTGTTGGTACATTTCCCACGGAGCGCCCATTTAGTTTACCTTTTCCCAACTGGTTTCAGCAGCGGGATCGCCGCCTTTAAATCGATATCCGTCTTGGACCGCACCAACGGCAGGTCCACCTCCGGTCGAGCCGCGAGAGCCCGAGTTTGCCTTTTTCCAATACCAAGAGAAGTTCTCGAACGACCCGTTGTATTGGGACTGCTTGACGTCACTCGGCATGTCCATCCACTCTCCGTAAAGACGCTGTGCCTTTTCGGCGCGGGTACGGAGCGTTCCAATGATCTGGCGAATGGCCTGCGGATTGCTATCGAGAGTGACTAGCGACTGACGAATGATGTCACGCTCAGCTTCGGTAAGCTGACCAAGGCCACGCTGGGACTCTGCCATCTGAAGCTCAAGCTGACGAACAAGCGAGTTGACAACCTGCATGTCGCTAAGATCGACACCTTCGAGGTCGATACCCGTAGCCTGCACAAAGCCACGCTTGGCCTGCGAGACAACATCAGGGCCTGTACCGGAGGTCGGTATCAAGGACTCAAGGTCATCGTAAAGCTGAAGGTTAGAGAACGCCTTGTCGGCGGAGTCACGAACGGTTGTAAGCATCTTCTGCTCATCACGCGAACGCTCGCCCATACCGCTATCCACACGCTGCTGAGAACCCTCAGGAAGCATCTGGACCATCTGACCCGTTTGGATATTCATAAACTTGGAACCTGAGGTCGGATCGAAGACCTCACGATACGCCCCGCCACCGGGGGCATACCAAATGTCGCCCTTCTGATACGAAGGAACATCCTGACCACTTGCGGACCTTGCGAGCTTACCCCGCATCTGGGCAAGTGAAATCTCACGCGGGGTCGGCTCACGATACTGCTGGGCCACCTGCGTCACAGCATCCGCTGCATTGGCGAGACCTTCACCGAACGTGGGAGCCCGCAGCATCGCGCTGCCAAACGCCACGAGGCTGTCTGAAGCCCCCGGCTTGTTAAGGAAGCTGAAGAGACCTGTGTCCTGCTGGGGTTGCATAAGGGCACCCTCAGGAGCGCCCGCAGCCATGAGGACACCTTCGCCCATGATGGGTTCGGCGTACGTGCTGGGACCAAGGACACCCTCAGGTAGACCATAGCCCATAACGTCCGCAGGCTGCTCCAAAGCAGGCTGAGGCATCTGGGGCATCGCGGGGGCCACAGGAGCCGACAGAGCCGCCGTGCCCGCAAGGGGCGCAGTGCCAGCGATAGGTGCTACCGGGGACGGCTGCATAAGAGCGCCGGGTTCTGGTAGACCATCGTCCCCCATGTAGTTACCTTGGGCATCGTAGATTGCGGCCATCGAAGATGCCTCCGTTATTTACTGAATATGTCTTTGTACTGCCCATAGAGGCCCAAACCTGCCGAAGCGCCGCCAACGGCACCCTGAAGCGTGTTCATCCACGTAGGCTGACCGTTGTCTGCCGAAGAAGTCTTGGTGGAACCATAGGAGCCACCGACAGCCTGCATGTAGCGATCCAGAAGATCGAAGGCCCGCTGGTCGCCGCCCTGCCACTTGGCAAAGTCCGCGTTCATCTGGCCCTGCTGGTCCTGCTGTTGCAGTGCGCCTGCCTTGCTGAGAGCATCGAGGTTATTGTAGCCTGCGGTAAGGCCCGCTGCGGTGCCCTGAAGACCCTGACCGAACGCATTGCCGTAGATGTTACCTGCGTTCGTGAGGGAGTTAAGGCGGGCGTTCATGTTTGCGCCACGGGCATTCTCAGCGAGCGAAAGGCCCTGCTGATATGCGTCACCGCGCATGCCCGCCGAAATGTCACCAAGGCGGTCTTGAGCACCACGAAGGGCGATACCTTCAGCAACACCAGTACGCGAGGAGTTGGTGTTACCAGTAGCCGACCCAAGGCGGTTAATGCCGGGGAGGACGTCTTCGGTAAGGTTGCGCGTAACGTCACGGGACGCCGCGTCGATCATACCGCTCATGTAGGGGTTATCGGCGTACATCCCCGCGTCCGCGATGTTGCCCATCGTGGCGTTGCCGGGGTTAAAGCCCATCAAGGCCCCGCCAGCCATCATCTGTCCGCCTGCTCCATTGAGAGAGGCGTTAGAAGCCCCAAGCATGTTTGAGGCCGTATCGGTCCCTGCCCCGGTCGCAAAGTTCTGCGTACCAGCGATGGCTTGGTTCTGTAGCGGCGTCATGCCAGCGTACAGGTCACCCTGATAGAACGGCTGCGACTTGAGAGAGTTGTAGGCACTGGCAGCGTCCGAAAAGCCGCCAAGGAGATAAGGCTGCTGTACTTTCCAAGGGGCTGTCGTGGTTTTTGCAGAAGCGTTGTTAGCGTTTGAACCGCTTGAGCCTCCGAGAAGGCCACCGACTAGGGTTGACCCCACGCTGGCTACGGTGTCCCAAAGACCCATCGTTTTTATTCCTCAAAAAAGATATTGTGTTACAATGCGGCCCAAGCAGAACCGTCCCAATAGACCCACGCATCCCCGGTCCCCAAAGGGTCCCAAGGTGCCTTGGCGTATCGGATCATCCCCGTCATGACCTCGCTCGGTTCCTTAAAGGCAACCTGAGGAGACGCACTGACGAGGGTTGCGAGCGTTTGCTCAAGCTTGCGGAACTCGGTCGCAAGGTAGACGTGAAGGTTCTTGTGGGAACGTTCGATGTCTTCGGGTGACTTTCCGTGGGACAACAGTGGCTGTGAGGCCCGACGATACGGGACGATCACAAGGTCTTTGATGTCATAAGCCATTGGCGTTAGCGCCTTCCGGTCGTTACGACATCAAGGTCGAACCCTGAGACCTCAAAGTCATTGTTGTCCGTGCTTTCCATTCGCCACGCAAGGTAACGTCCGTTCTCTCGGGTATCCACTTTGTATCCAGAGTTAGGCGTAAAGCTGACTTGAGTTGACCAAGTGACGGACGATCCGGGGAACTCAACACCATCGAACTTGAAATCGACGGTTTGTGTAGGTGACCTGACTTCGACCTGTGGGTAGATGCTCTTGATGACCTTGTAGGCCCTCAGTTCTTCCCCGGTGTCGTCCAGATCAATGGCGATCCGCTCGACAAACATGGGCTTTGTGGCTTCCGTGTTGATGTCAAAAGGAAGAACGCCGCCGTTTGGCTCTTCGTAGCCGTAGAGGCGAGAGGCCGTGATACCATTAGAGGCACTCGCGACACCCGCCATAAACAGGACGTCATCTCCAGCTTCGTCTTGGTCGTACCAAGTGCCGCCTGTAGCGTCCCAAGAGCCCGTCGCGTTTGCGTAGGTGGTCGAGGTCGAGAAGTTAGCGGAGGTAGGACGGGACGCCAGCGGGAGGTCTACGAAGGACCACGTTTGGTTCTTGTAGTTGTAGACCGCTGCACGGTTCGGATATACCGTAGCAATGAAGTTGGCGTTAGCGTCTCCCGAGACATACGCAAACATGATCTCGGAGGAGTACGGGTTGTGCTGTACCCAGAACTTGTTGGTCTCGGACTTGTTCAGATTGTTGTAGACGTAATGCCAGTTGCGACCATCAAGGATAGACTCAACACTGTTACCATCGTGGACGTAGATATCGTCAAAGCCAAAGACGAAATGGCGACCATCGACCTCTACGCAGCAATTGGTATTGATGATACCAACGTTCTCGAAAAGCTTGCGGAAGCGGAACACGAGGGCATCCCCCGTCTCCTCCATCATCCACACTTGCTCTTGGCTGTACAGAATAAAAACATCCCGCAGCGGAAGACCATCGAGGATTGGGGTCTTCATTTCGGCAAGCGTGTTTTCACCTGCGGAGTTCGTCGTCAGCGTGGCGTCCCACGAAGCGGGGACTGCGTTGTACTGGGCAATGTCCGACCACTTGACCATCGTGGGGTACACTGCGGAACCCTTGGTCACGTTGAGTGCCAAAAGGTAGTCCTTGAAAGCCCGAAGTGAGCGACAGCGCCACGTCGAGTCCCAGTTGGTCAGCTTCGCGAAGTCCGTAGAGCCGTCCTTGTAGAACCAAGGGACCCTATCGACACGATTGAGATATCCGACACCCTGAAGGTAGGTATAGGTGTACGGGGCGTTGTCAGTGGATGCTGTCCACGTCCCTTCCGATACCTCGTCTTCCGTACCGCTACTGTAGAACCACACGCGACCATTACGATCTGCAATGCCGATCTTGTCGTAGCCACTCGGTATCTCGTAGGTGAACGTGAAGACCGGAGTAGCTGAGGTCGTATTCAGCACACTCCGGTACACGAAGGATCGTTTGATCTTACCGTCATCAAAGCGGGCGTTGTTCGCCATCGAGACAGCGTTTGGCGGAAGGTCGTAAGAGTTCACGTCAGTAATGACACCAATCTGACCGAGGTTACGGATCGGTAGAATTGGCATTGTGACGTTCCTTATGCGGGAGTTGATTTAGGGATGAACCCCATGTCCCAAAGTTGCTTGATGAGACCACGGGTCTCCGGGTCCTTTAGCTGGGCCTCAGAGTAGCCATAGGTCTTTGCATCGGCTTCCCAAGCACCGCCCGCGCCATTGTTCCCTGAGGTGGGCTTGTTGCTAGCGGTAGAGGAATTACGATACGCTTGGAGCGCCGTGCTTTCATAACGACTACCACGGGACTCATCGCCCCTGCCCGGAGAGTTGGCCCGCTTATCGGACCAATAGGAACGATAGCGATCCCGTTGCTCAGGCGTCATGTTGGCGAGCTTGTTCTCTTCGTCTACGAAGATGTTACCAGCGGAGTACCCGAAGGGCTGAAGGCCCGAGTTGATCTGGCCGATAACGGGGAGAACACCAACGGCAGCATCGATGCTCTGTTGACGCGCCTTGCCGTAAGGCTTGACTGGGTAACTGTAAGCTTCATCCTTCATCACACCGTCAATCGGGGTGGACGCAGGGGCGATAGGTGCAACGGGACCCGTGTAGGTCGATTGCTGGTTGCTTGGTAGCGTAGTTCCCGAAGCAACTTGACGAGGTGCCGAAGGTCCACCTCCGTAAAACGCATCACGCTGTTCCCCGGTACTAAGAGCGGGAACCCTGAGGGGCTGGACGGACTGTACGGGCGAAGTGATACCTAAGGCACCAAGGCCACCTTGGACTGACGTACCGAGAGGCGGAACGTCTTCGACCGCAAGGATGCGCTCTTCTGGGCCTACGTATGAACCCTGTCGCCACGAGGGGACAGAGGTTGCCGGGGGTGTCTTGAAGACCTCTTGATACTGATTGCTGGCGACACGGGTACCATCAGGAAGGGTCGTGACCGGACTTGCCGTCTGGTTCTTGTTGACGATGCTCTCGTTAAGACCTGAGACAGCAGGGGGACCAAAGGAAGCTGACCGTACCGACATCGGAGTGGTATTAGGGACATTGAAGTTCCCATAGCCGCTGTAAGTGCCCTGAGGTTGCGTGGGCATACCACTCAACTCGGAGGGCATCCCCGTGGTGATCATACCCATCTGCATGGCATCGCGGAGGTACTTAGAGCCTGCGTTCGTACGGGGGCCGAACTGACCCGAAGGAGCGCTAGGCGTCACCATGCCGGGGCGACTAAGGACGTCACGAGCAACGACATTAGCCCGCGCTCGCTGAGACAAGTTTGACCATCCGGCCTGTTGATCAGCGATATTCTGAGGAGACGAAAGGTAATTCCGAACCACGGGCTCCGTAGCCGTCCTGAAGCTACCTAAAGCAGCCCCGGATGGCGAACGTACAACGCTACTACCGACACCTATAGCTTGCGAGGTGTTCAGAGCGCCAGCGGTGGGCCTACCGAGGGGCGTAGCTCCGCCACTTAGGCCCGCGTTGAGAGCCGCAGAAGCCCTCGCAGCGGCAGCATTCGGGGGGCCACCCACGTAACCCATGTTACCGGAGGCTTGTGCAGAGGATCGTTGAGCACTTGCGGCACTGCCGATACTTGAGGTCGTAGAGCCCTTGAAGCCACCTCCGGACGAAGGTCCACTGTTGGGACCATTGGGACCTCCGGGTCCACCGTAGCTACCCCCGTAACCACTGTTCCCCTGTCCACCTTGGCCGAGACCTCCGTTCGAGGTGCGCGAGGTGCTGCCGGGGGCTCCACCTGCGTTACCTGCGGGAGACGAGCGCGGCTGGGAGTTCGAGGGGCCTGCGGGTCCACGAGGGCCGGAACCTGAGGAACTTGGGCCGCTATTGGGGCCGTTGGGACCTCCGGGTCCGGTGGAGCGAGAGGCTGACTGAGAAGCCGACTTCATAGTGGCCCCAGCGGCGGATGAAGGGCCAGACGCTGCTAAGACCATTGTGGGGGAGTCCTTCGTTAACTGGAGATAAGCTTGAGATCGGGGGGTGCGGAAGACACGAGGAGGCTCTTTAGAAGAACCTGCTGGCTCGTTTCGTTGGCCTTCACCATCTCATTGCGGAAGCTCTCGACAGAGGCACCCGTGTGGCGCTGCTGCTGGGAGTTCTCGATGAGGAGCACGGGGAGCCACGTAATGGCGCAGCCCCACTCATCGACGTCCTTACCGGTGTTCGGGTTCGTGCCACGCACTTGGGTGAACCAGTTGCACTGGAGCCCCTTGCACTCACCCTTGATCAGCGGACAGAAGGTGCCGGGTTTAAGCTGCATATTTAGTTCTTTGTCGCAATGATGAGGTCGACGTACTGGACGGCGATGTCGAGCGTGGTCGTGAAGGAGTGGTTGTGCGCGGTTCCGGTGAAGGTGTGTGTGTGAGTTTCGCCGGAGCCAGTCGCGCTGGTAAGGCCCAGCGTGGCGTCTACAGTCGTACCCGTAAGGGTGTAATTCGGGGAGTTATTCGTATCGCTTCTTACTCTTGACACGTAATTAGTGGCTGAAAGAGCCGGGGTTGTCTGCACTACATCAACAGCAGCAATAAAGTGCTGGTGGCCCGGAAGCTGGCCGACAGTGAGCGCCGTGCCGCCGACCGTGCCCGTAGCAGTAAAGTTGTCGACGTTGCCGGAGACCGTGCGATTGGCGAAGGCAGTGCTAAAGGCGACAGTTCCGCCTGAACTAGCGGCACCAGAGACAACGCGGAGCGCCTTGTCGTTGTGGGTCGTGTCTTTCGTCCATCCAGTCGGCGCGGCAGTCTGCTGAAAGAGCATCTTGGTACCAGACGGGAAAACCCCGCTGACCGCTCCTGAGACGGTAAGATTGCCATTGATCGTCTGGTTACCCGTAAACGTGTTGGCACTCGCTAAGACAGCCTTAGCATCAAGCTGCGTCTGAATAGACGACGTAACACCATCGACATAGTTGAGTTCCGTATGGGTCGGAAGAACTGCTCCCGATACATTGGGGAACGTAGCTTTGATGGTAGACTTAAGTAGACGAAGGTGATCATCGCCCTGCGAAAGGTTATCTGAAGATGTCGGATTGGTAGACACCAGATCACTAATGTAGGTGGCGCTTTCCAATGCCATCGGAAGGTTCCTTCAAAAAACGGGAGACGTGAAAGGGAGGTGTGAGGAACATCAAAGGTTCCTATCGAATAAAAAGGGCTTTTCGTTACATAAGTAACATGAAGAGAGCTACGACAATAAGAAGGTTACATATGTTAACTAATGTAACTAGGGGAGCTTTAAGCTGCTTAAGGTGACTAGAGTGATGATCATAGTGATTACAATGATGATAACTCAGGTCACTTTAAGTAGCTTTAAGAGGACTATAGTTACTATCGTTAGCATTAGTAACTTAAGTGGTCTATAGTTGATACTAATGATGATAATCTAGTTACCTTAAGTTACACCTCTAGGTCCTCTAATTGTGTCCTAAATGTGTCTTTAGTTAACTTTAGTAACTAAGGGTAGGCTTGGGCTTCCTCTATAGTTGTAGTAAAGGGCCATTTTTCAAAATCGCTTTAAGAAATCCACAGGTTAGGTAAAGTCACCTAAAGGGCCTTCCGAGGTCGGGGAATTGTGGCGAAAAGATGTCCCCAGCACCCCCAGTAGCCTTAAAACAGCGATATGCCTCCACAAGCCCCTCAGGAGGTCGTACAGAGACTTTAGGGTCTTTTGGCTACATGGGTAGCGGGGAGATGCTGGAAGGTCGTCTACGGGGCTTCCTAGGGCTTTCTAGAGACACCCGGGGTACGGGGGTACGGGGGTAGCC